AATTTTACCAACTGAATTATTGAAATTAGAAAAATCTTCTATGGTTTCTTTGCCAAATGTTTTAACTACATTAAACCATTGACCATCAGCAGCAATACGTAAAGTATTATCACGAGTAATATTTATAGGATAACCAACACGGAATAAAGTAAAATTTCTCCAAATGGAATTATATTCCTCTGATAACCACTTTGCAGTTATTCCTAAATTTATAATACCATTAAAATCTCTATTTGTTCGTTTTCTAAATTGTTTAAAGGCATCATCAATTAAAGCAATATCTGGTAAATAACTACCATTTGCAAGTTGACTTACTAAAACTGGGTCAACAATGGTTTCTCCAGTTAAAGGGTCACGCATGTAAGAAACATTTTTTGCTTGTGATTGCACGGCTTGTTCTTTTTCAAACCGCATTCTTTTTAAATAACTATTTAATACTAAGTCTTTACTTGACTCTGGTATACCATATTTTATAGAAATTCTTTCAAAAACAGTTTTTGTAAAATCATCAATATACTTTAATTTATCACCTTCAAACTTAGAAGTAATAAATTTATTATATAAATCCACTACTTCATCTTTTTGAAAAATGCCTCTTTGTACACCTTCTCTGATAGTTGTACGAACTCTATTAGTAGACTGTAGAACATCATTAAAATTTACTGTACTATGAGGTGCATCATCAGTATATCTTTCAACAAGGCGAACTACTGCACCAAATGTATTATCTTGATATATTCTTTGGCTAATTCTGCCTGAAAGAGTTTCTCTTTCGGTTAAATCAATTTTATTAATACCGAGTTTATTGGCAATTTTTTGCCTAGCGACGTCATTTTTACGTTTTTCAATTATAGGAAAAATTGATACTGTGCGTTCTTGTAACGCACTATCTAATCTTAAGGCCTTTGCCAATTCAGCATTTTTACCTGCTAAATCTTGTAACTCATCATCAAGTATTTTTTGTTTATCTTTGAGAGATTTTTTAATGTAACTATTTGTTGCTGTATTAGGAAGGTTAGATGTTTCAAATCTATTTAAAGCAGACTCTGCTCTAATCAATTGAGCATAAGTACCTTTATGTTTTGCTGCTAATTCTTCAATTGCTTTTGAATCTCCACGTCCAACTCTCATTAATAAAGAAATTTCAGAGTAAGATTTTCCAGCCATTAATTGTGCTGCCATATGAGATACTTCATCTCCCATAGCAAATTCTGTACGCATTTTAACAGTTGCAGGGTCAGATTTATTTATAAACTCAAACATTGGTGAATATATAGTTTTTTCACCAGCAGCAGTTCTATTTAATAATTCAATATCTGCATCTAATCTTGCCTTCATTTTTTCTGGCGTGTCAATTGCTTTTTGTATTCTACCAGCAATTGGACCTTGTTTTGCTACAGATACTCCACCTACTAGAGATGCTCTTGCAGCCTTACCAGTAAATTGAGTTGCCTTGATATCTGGAGTGAGAGCGGTCTCTGCAAAAAAATTAATTAAACCGGAAGTTACAGCCCCGATTCCAACATCTGTATTTTGTAAAGTTTTGCTTCCAACTATTCTTCCAGCAGAATTTACTACATCTCTACCAATATTATATTTTTCTTGCCCCTGTGGAGATTGAGCAAATAATGCTGCTTGCTGTAATTCTTTTCCTAATGCTCCACTTTCAGAAATTGTTCTTGCTGCTTTACCGCCACCGTAAAAACCAAGTACTGCGCCTGCTGCTGCAAGTCCGCCAACAACTGTTCCTATTCCAGGAACTACAGAACCTGCTGCTGCACCTGCACCAATTGCTGCAAGACCTCCTGCTACTGCTCCACCTATTTGTGATAGACCAGCAAGTAAGCCATAAGATACATTTGCATTTGTTGCTTCTCTCAAAAATGCATAATTTGAACGGACACCTTTAGTGCCAGACATTAAAGCAGTTGTTAATTTACCGTTAGTTGCTTCATCTAAACGACCAATACCATAAATACTGCCACCTAATACTGCGCCTGCTGCTGCTCCGGCAGGACCAAAAAACCTACCTACTGCTGCTCCACCACCAATAGCAACTAATGGATTTTGAGCGGCAGCACCAAGACCACTTAATGCTGTCTGTCTTCCTTCTTCAATTTTTTCATTCCAATTTGGATTTAAATTAGGATTATTTACAACATCTTTTCCATCTTTAACACTAGAATAAAAACTAGAATAATTTTGTGGTAAATTTTTTGCAATGTCAGAAGCAATACCATATTTTACATAACCCTGTGAATTGTAGACTGGCTTTGCAGTTGTTTCGCCATCTTTTTTCCAGAATAAATCTTGTATATTTGCTATTCTGTCCCAAAGACTCATATTGCGCTCTGCTCTCCAGAACCTATAACTAAAGGAAGATAATTTGCGTACTCTGAAGTTGCTCTACTTGTTCCAGGCATACTAGCCCATAATGTTATAATTGGTAATTGGTCACGAATTAAATTAATATCTGGGTCATTAGACGGATTTGTTGGCAATCCAGGTATATAGTTTAATCCAGGACCAGTTACCGCACCATCTGTTACTGGAGTTTGAGTAAAAGCAGTTTCATCTAAAATTGATGGAACACTAGGTGCACCAGTATCAGTTAAAGTAGGAGTAGGAGTTTTCATGGCATTGACTGCAGCATTTCCTTCTACTATACTTTGATTTATTGTTTGATTCATTCCATATGGAAAACCAGTATATTCTCCGCTAGTTCCATTGCCACCTAAACCATTAACATTAGCAGGATTATTTTGTGGTGCGGTTGGACGAGTTCCGCCACGATTTTCAGCCATAGTTCCTCCTACTTAATTTTTCTTGGTTGTTCTTTTGATATATACGGACCTGCAGTAAATGCAGTTAATTTAGATGCAATTTCCATTGCTTCATATGCATCAGCACCAGCATGTATTGCACCTAAAGCATATGGTGCTCCTGAGCCTATAGCATACACTCCATCTGCAGATTTACTTATTGATAACTCTTGGTCAACATCAAAAATTTCTCCACCAATAGCCATAATAAATTGAAAACGAGTTTCTTTGGTGTCTTCATCAAAGTGATATCCATTTTCTGTCATGCATTTACGGAGAGATGGCATAGCCTTTGAAATCATAAAATGATATAAATTTTCTTTATCTTGCTTTGTTGGGTTTGGTGGCTCCCAAATATGTTGTGCTATATCGCAAGGTAAAGTTTCTCCAGAACCTGCAATTAGAAATAAACCATTTTCAGTAATTTTTTTAACTTCAGGATGAGAATAAATTTTACCATCTGCATCAGTTGTTTGACTATCAACAACTATAAAACATCTGTCTTTATGTTCTATACCAATAATTGTTGTCATTGTCCCCTACTTAGTTATCTACGTCTTACGCTTCTTACGCTTGCAGTTCCTCTTCCAGTACCAGTTATACCAGATATTAAACTCATTACATCTTGTGGTGCTGGTTCAGCAGCCATTGGAGAAGGACCTCCTACTGGAGCGCCCATAGGAGCAGGGGACGGTTGCTCAACCATAGAGCCAGATGCACCAGCAGGAGGAACTTGTTGTTGAGGCATGAAGACTTGCTCAATAGCATCCTCTAATGCTTGTCCCTTTTGGCGAGCCTTAATTACCGCAGCAATTTTATTTACTAATCCAGATGCGTCTTGTCCACCTGCAACCATCTGTGGTATTGCTTGACCCAATGCAGTTAATGAATTAAGTAATGCTGTACGCATATCTTCAATTTCAATTTTTTCAAGTTCTTGAGTTACGTTAACCGTAAATGGTAGTTCACGCATAGCCATATCTTTAGATATTAATTTACCACCAAGTGCTTGTAACATAAAAATAAGACCTTGGGCTGGATTAAGACCAGCAAGCATACCATAACGAACATCAGCAGAGTAGTCGCCTTTAATATCTTTTGAAGGCTTATATGTAATTTCGTATGGTGAACCAGAATCTACACCACGAATTGTTTTTTCTTCTGGAAATACAATTTCATCAATTTCAAAACATATACTTATAACATCACGTAATGCTGCAGCAAAAATTGCTTGAGCAGATTTTACTTGGGTATCAAATGCTCCCATAAGAGCCTGTACACCCTGACCAGTAACAATAGATGCATCAATGTTACCAGTACGTCCCTCTGGGTAACGAGATGCAACTCTTAATTCTTGATTTAATAATGTTTGCTCAGTAAATGCACCTTGTGGTAATGTAAGTTCAACACGACGCACACCAGCAGGATTTGCAGTACGAATGACTGCATCTCCACCAAGTTGTAATTCTTGTACATCCTGAGGAAGCACAATAGGAGACTGTACAGATTTTTCTGCTGCTTCCATTGCAAGCATAGCAAAACGATTACGTAATAATTGTATTCCTAGTACATCATCAAATTGACCACGTAGTTCACTATCAATAGATGGTTTACGTGCTACTACTACCATCATTTTATTAATAGGATTTTTAGCCTGAGATAAAACTAAATTTTGACGTGTAGGTAGATAAACAACTGATTGTTGATTATCATAGTAACGAATCATCTCAATTTGTTGATTTAAATCTTGTTTATAACCACCAGGTCCTAATATTATACTATCAAATTCTGGGAATTGAGATACTAATTCTCCTAAAGTTAAAACATATCTTTTAGCAAATGCTACACATCGACCATATCTATCAAACTCTGGATATGAGCCAATAGGATTTTCTATACGAATTCTTGGTAATTTTGCTTCAGAATCTAATTCAATTATAAACGGAACAAATCCATATGTTATGTACCAGTCTGCTCCTGAGTACATTTGTACCGCAAGGTCAGAGTGCGAAAAATAATTACTAGCAATACGAGTACGCTTATCGGCAAAAGTACGAGCACGGTCACTGACTTGATTAGCGGCTGAGCAGTTAACCGCTGGAAGAGGAGCCATAACTTCCGACAAGTCACGGGCAACAATATCAATAAAATTTGCCACGACATTAGCATCTACTCCTGAAGGAAAAAAATCTGGATATACTTCTGATATCCTACCTTTACGAACAGCAAGAACATCAAGATTGCGAGCATCTCTTTCGCTATTACGATAACGAAGAGATTGAACTCTTGCTGCTATCTGTTCAATATTTAATGCCATTATTTACCTTTAATTCTGCTTTTCATTAAGGCAGCATTTTCTTTAGATGCCTTACTTGCTAAATACCTTTGGTGCGCTGGTGTACCTTTTGCGGGAATATTCAAAGCCTGTCTAACTTTTTCAAGACCCTCTTTATTAATTTGCGCTTGAGTCTTTGTTACTTTAACAGAATTACTTTGGATTTTATCTGTCATATTTTTGTAAACTGGATTTACTGCTTTAGAACCTGGGCCAACAATTCCACCTGATGTTCTTGCTAATTTTACTCCAGAGATTACTCTTAAAGCAGCAAGCCCTGCTGCGGTTAATGGTATCGGCATGTTGTCTCCTTAGTTATAAGTTTCAGCCCATTGTTCTGCAATGGCTTCATCTAAATTGAAAGATGCTCTTTGAGCAATCTGTGCTCTTGTAGCCCATCTATTATTTTGATACTGTCCAACTTTGCTAGATGTTTGCATCAATTCTCTACATCTAATAATAGCAAACCAAAGAGCCATTACACAGTCAGTTGGATTTTTGGTATCAGGTTTCCAAGTTATAAGTTGCTGAACCAAAGATTTAAGTCCCTCTGAGCCTTCATTAGAAGGTAATTCTATTAAATTATTATCTTGAAATCTTCCATCTATAAGAGTTCCAAAAAGACTTGCCATAGATGCCACACCGAATCCTACGTCCCATTTATTTTTGCCAGTAAAATGTGAATTTAATTGACATCCATATGATGCTAAGTAATTACGTAAATCTGAATCCATAGCATAGTATTTTTGATGTGCGTTAATTTCTACTCTAAATTCTTGTGGCTTGTATCTTTCTACCCACTCTTTAATCAAAGCATCTTCTTTTTGTGGAGTAGGTTCTGACATATTAACGCAATCTAAAACATAGATACGTCCATCACTTCTGTTGTATGTAACTGCAACAAATGCAGACCTGCCAGTTACTGCTGGGTCAAATCCAATTATTGTATATGTAGATTCGAGACTTTTTGGATGTCCAGGTGTGCCTTTCTTAAGCGGTCCGCGCTTTCGCATACCGTTAACACATCCTGCCACAACTGCTGGCGCGAAAATGGAATCTGATTCGACATCTTCCTGTTGGTAGACCATAGCCCAAACAGACGGAGCGACCTCAGACCTTCTTGTAAATAACGAGGGTCCATCCCACTTGGGATATAACCCTTGCTCGTTAGGTTCATCTTTTTCACCTTCTGGCCTATCAGTCCAAGGCCAAAGTGTTTTCCAATTTTTTGGATTTTCATCAAACTCTAAAACGGCTGGACATGCAAAATAAGTAAATGGAGATTTACCACCAGTCCATTGGTCGCCATCTCTTATCATTTTATATAAATCTATTGGGGCGACACGGGTTCCTACTATAAGTAGTTTTCCGTGCCGTCCCAAACGGGTGATGACTTCTTTTTGAAGCCATTCAATTTGCTTCTCCCACTCAT